TAGTTCAATTTTTATGTTCATCTATTCGAACCATCTCCCTTGTCGTTTGCCCAATATAAATTTTTCCAGAAGGAGATTTATATATTATCCCAACCCAAGTTGTTAAATCAGCCATATTTAAAATTTAAATACATTTTTATCATTCTCTTCTTCTTCTTCTTCTTTTTTCTCTTCTTTTATCTTTTTATAGTCTAAATTCAAATATGGTTCATAGTCTCCAATCTCTGAAGGAAGGGGCAATGCTTTAAACATTCCTATTTCTCCATAAAAGGCGCAACCAATATTTATATCAGACTGTCCGTATCTATTTTTAAGTACTTGTAATAATCTAAATCTTTTTTTCAAGACATTTTGGATTGGGTATCCTTCACATCTTGCTATTTTTTCTCTATATGGAAAATATAGAGCAATAACGACTTCAGAACCATCGGTAGTACCAGATGTATCCTTAAAATCGTCTAATTGAATAAGTTCATATCCATTAGTTTTTCTATCCATTGACTTTGCATTTCTATTCAATTGTTGAATAAAAACACCAGTAATATTACATTTATTTCTAAAATAAATCATATAGTCTACTACTTGATCAATTTTTTCTTTCTTGGAACCTTTTCCAGAGATTAGTCCCATATGATCCATCAAAACAATCTTATATTTGTCTGGATCTTTTTCAATATATACTTCTTTATGCTCACCTAATGAAATAAATTCTCCATGTAATCTTAACCAGTCTTTACAAGTGGCATAGATACCTCCATGCGTTAAAGATTTGTCATATATAGTTACTTGTTTCTCTACTTCTCTAAGCCAACTTTCTGACCTGACTATTAGTGCAGAATGTTCTTTAGATATAGGTTTAGTTAAAGATAATATATCTTCATATGTTACTATTTTATCAAATTCATCATAAATATATCTAGCTAATAACTTTGCAAACAAAGTATCACTAGACATTTCAAAAGAATAATATAAAATAGAAAGAGGTGTATCTTTTGCATTTTTAATAAGGTTATATATAAATATATCTAAAGCAAATGAAGTTTTACCACCCGCTGTATCAGCACCTATCGTATATAAGTATTTCTTTTGTATGCCATAAATTACTTTATCTAATTTTTCCAAGCCAGTACTAATGCCGATATTTCTACCAAGTCTCCCTTGTTCAATGTTCTTTAGAAGTTTATCAATAGCCATTAAACTAATTCAGAATTATTGTACCCGTTTACATCACCACTCTCTTTTATATATTCTATCTCTAACCATTTACGGCTAGCAAGAAATTCAAGAATAGAGTAATTTATTAAATTTTTCTCTTTACCAAATTCCAAAGCTTCCATCACTCTCTCATGAGTAGCTTCTGCACCTTTTATAAGTTTATTATAAAATAGACAGAAGTCCTCCAATGAGAACAATTGTGCTTTAGTAAAGTTCTTTATACTACACATCTTACCATTTATGTTAATAAACGGAGGATATGCATCAAAAAATTCCTTACCTACTTGATGAGATTCCTTAATATACTTCTTTACAAAGTTTTTATTAAAGGGTATATGTCTAAAATTTAAAGATTCTCCCTTTATGGGCATCTTAAAAGTGGCATTTATTACTTGTTTACCTTGCAAGGCTGTTAATACAGACTTTAATAACTCTTTACCATCAGAGATATTAGATAAATATTTAGATAATGGTTGGGCATGCCCATCCACAGCTAAAAATATAAGTCGCAAAATAAATAATTCTGTCGGAGTTAAACCGCTATTGATATAAAGGTTAATTTCCTCTTCTAATGATAATTCAAAATGTTGCATAAATGCTAATTTTAAACCACCGTATAATTACTTTTATTTATTAATCCATTATAGGATTGTTAATTGAATTTTTCAGTAATTTTGTTAAAATCTAATCATCTCATTAACTTCTTCCATAACTTCTATTAGAATTTGATGAGGATAATCAAATAAACCTGCCGGATATTTGGAATCAATGTCACCATTCAAATATGTTTGATAACTTTCTTTTATTGCTTCCATATTAATCCACCATTTTTTATTTGGATCTTCTTGGATAGCTACTATAAACTCACCTATAGTAGGTTTTTGCATAATTAGCCATCTTCTCGTAAATTCTAATTGAGCTTTTCGTGGAATAAAATGATTATTAAAAAATATATCTTTCATTATAATCTAAATAAGTATTGTGATTCTTGTGCTATTTTTTCTGGGTAAGATACATCTTCATAATCGAGTATTCTGTCTAATTCGACCTCGGTTAATTCAATATATTTTTTACCAGCAGTAGAAGTATTATACCAATTTTCTTCATTAGTACCTCTCAGAACTAATGTAAATATTTCAGCTTCCTTTCCTTCAGCATATCTAATTACTCGACCTATCCTCTGTGTCTTCTGTGTCTGTGAAGAAGTGTTACACAAGATAATTGCAAGGTCTAGACCTGGAACATCTGCTCCTTCATCTAAACTTTTAGCAGTATGTATTACACCTGTAGAATATGCAGAAAATTCTTGCATAGTCATCCTATTTTTCTTCTTAGTTTTACCAGAATGTACAACTGGACCACCACCTATCTTTTCTGCTTGTTTAATAGTAGCAGAAAATGTAATAGCTTTACTACTTAGTCGTGCGTTTAGTATTTTTTGAGCAATTTCTACTTTTTTGGGATGATCAGTTACAAATTTCTTACGTGCCTTTAGTGACCTATTCCAAGTATAGACAATGCCGTCCATTTCAGTTGCTGAAACTCCCATAGATTTACCATAAGTCCTTCTTTTAATGATATTAGTTAAGCACATTTATATTCACATAAGTCTGCAAAAACTTATGCCGGAATTATATCCAGCTTATAATTTCTTATAAGATTAGACTATATCTTCTTCCTGAAGCCCAGGAAGTCCCCCTTTTCCAACACCATTAGCTTGTGTTGTACTCTCTTTCGAGATAGTCGTTGAACCTTTATTTTCTAAATAAATTTCATAGATTTTCTTTATTTGTGATATAAAATTATCATAAGATAATGTTTGTTTCATGTAGTTGCATACGCTACAACAAGAAACGCAATTGTTTTCTGAATATTTTTTCTTAGAATCTACCCTATCAATACCATTAACTTCCTTTTTATTCTTAGAAGAGTCATGTTTTCTGATAGTAGGTTTAGTCCCACAATAAAAACAATTTGCAGTAATTAGCTGCAAAAAAATTTTATCAGGTAAATCCCACTCTATATTTCTATCTCTGGCTCCCTGTTTATATACATTGTGTATATTATTATAAGAAGGTTCTGTAAAACCTGTCGTACAAAATTTACATTTAGTAGACGCTTCCCACTGGGATTTATTATAGAGTCTGATAGATTCTTTTTCACATTTTGTACACCGAACTTTAAAATAAATAGGAATATGTCCGTGATTATTTTTTTCTCCGATGTGGTCAAAATCTATTATATAAATTGAGCCATAAATATTACCTATAATTGATAGTGCCCAATTTTTTTTAGTACAATTTACACATTTTCTAGTGTTTTTGGATAAATCCATAAAATTGTAATAGTTTACTTGTTTTTTACTATTACAATTTTCACACTTTATTTCTGCGTAGTAATTGTTCTTTACTTTTATCTTTTGGATGAAATTCCATCCATTTTTAGAAAATACTTGGCTGCTGATTGTCTTTTCATTTTTCATTTTATATAAATCTTTAATTTGTAATTAAAATCAATATACAAAATTTGTATAAGATTAAATATTAAAAATTTAAGAAATTATATAATTAAAATGAGGAAGAGTTTCCAGCAATTAAAGGAATTTGCAAAATAACATTACTGCTATTTGGGGCTATTGTTAACCCATAGCTAAATGGAAATCAAAATTGAAAAATGAAAATGCCTCAATAAATTGTCTATTATGTTCTTGATATACTCCGATATCATCTACATCTATTATTACCTTATATTCTTTATAAGGAGATAACCATTTATTTTTAACTGCTTCATCAATTTCTATTGTGTCACATACAGGACAAAACTTATTTAATAACACATGTCTTCCATCAAGTCTACTAAAAGTAGCTGACAGACCTAATACGACGCTAGGTTTTCTATTTTCAAATATAGCATAAAAAGTATCGCTAGGAATTCTATGAGCTTCATCTAAGATAAGAAGATCAATCTTCTCATTTCGTTTTATAGCAGAATTAATGATTTCTATATAGACTTCATTAAAGAAGCCTTGCCTGCTCAGCTCTTGACTCCATTGTATTTTTAAATATTCAGTAGGTACAACAACTACTACCTTTTTGCCTTCATTCTTTTTAAGAAATGCTTTTATAGCTAAAATAGCAGCTCTAGTTTTCAGTTATGTTATCCATAAGGCTTTTTATCCTTATGTTCTATAGATTTTTTTCTCTATAGCTCGGCATATATTTTCACCTGTTCTAGGTGTTGGACACTCGTGGGTAAATTATATTTATTCATTACCTATGCTCTACGATGATTCAGAACCTTTCGTAATTTCTGAATTTATCTCGGTATTAACATTTCAGTCTTCACCGATATTGCCCAATAATAATCTATAGAATCCCTTCTATAGACGGCTCTTCATAAGATATATAATTTAAAGAAAAATATACCTTATGGTTAGATTTTTTTACTATATATGGATTGTCTTTTGTTGCATTTTTATGTTTATTTAAAGTAGAACGAGAGCTTTCAGTAGCATTAGCACAATCAACAATTGTTTTATAATAAAATAATTCTCCAGAATTATTTTCAGAAATCAAATACTCCTTAGTTCCTAAACTAGTTATTCTATGTAATAGATTTTCACAAACATAATTTTTTATTTGTATAAAAGAATTATACTTAGTTTTACTTATACAATATTGTTTATTATAAATAGTAGTTTCTAATTTATTTTTTGTTGCATTTCGAGAATTTACTACTTTTAATGCTGCATTAATATTCTTACATTCAGAAACTAAAGTAAAATTATTTATATTATATACATAACACTTTATCCAAGCATGTTCTTGTTTATATGTATTTATTTCATTAGATTTATACTTTTTCTTTAAAGTATTAGAAATTTTTTCTTTTTGTTCTTCAGAAATTACTCTACCAATATTAACAATTACTTGTTTAGAAAAATTGTATTCTGGATTTATAAAATCTAAATAATCTTGTTCTTTATCAAATTGCTCTGATTCAAGACAAAATTCCAAAATATTATACATAAATTCATCTTCTCCATATTTATTCCATGAATTTTGCAGATGTCTATTATGACTAGTATTATTTCTAAGTTTTGATAAGTGAGTATGTAATCTATTATATATATCATTACTTGATCCAATATATCTTTTTCCATTTATAGTATTAATGATACTATAAATTCCACATTTTTTTCTTAATTTTATTGATATTTTCATTTAATTAATTTTGTATAAAGATACAAAAATTTTAAATAAAAAATATCAAAATAATTAAAACTAATAATGCAGATTTTATAATACACTAAGTGTGTTACTAACCCATTATACAGAACCTACCCCTGTAGCCCACTGTAAGGTCCCCCTACATTTAGCATTTATTCATTTTTGTACGCCTTGTTTCTGTCTAGTAATTCTATCCACTATCATATAATTTTCCTTTCATATTTATAAGTTTTAATTATTAAATTTTAATCTATAAAGATACTAAAAAGTTTCCAATAAAAAAAAGTTGAGATGTTAAAAAACGTTAATTAGTCTAACTTTTTGGAAAATATCTCCAATATCAGAATTTATTGAAAACTGTTTTTCAGAAGTAGATGAGGTAGCATAAGTCATGTTGACGGCATCTATATACATAGTAAACTGTCCATCTGTACCCATGTAATGTTTATCCCAATACTTTTTCGGCATCCTATCAGCCAAGTGTAATTGTTTCACAGCTAGATTATCAAAGGATGTTATTTTACAAAACTTACCTAATTTAAAAATAAGCTTATCCCAGTCTTTAATTTGCCTAGTTACCTTTATATTTCTATACCGAATACCTCTACCATGGTCTTTATAACCAAGTATCAATACTTTTCTATCCATATATTTGTTAAGAATTTCAACAGGTTCTACCCCAACAATAATATGATATACAACATTTTTTGTAGTATGTAATAAATTCTCTATTTGAATAGGATTAGCCTTATCATCAATAGATATTCCTAAACCATAAATTAATTTCTTATCCAACAACTCATTTATTAAATGATGAAATTTTGGAATATGTCTATAATTTACAGTCATATTAGGAATTAAATTAAGTCCTTTACAGGCTTCTAAAAAATGTTTTAAATCTGGATGATCTAATGGATTTCCTCCTCCTATAGCTAACTCAGTACCTCCTGGTAAGAGCCTTAACAGAGAAGCCAGCTGTGATAAATCACCATGTTTTCCTTTAGTAGTAGATTCTTCATGACAAAAATCACACCCTAAATCACAATAATTTGTAATTTTTACATCCATTGAATTAGGATATATAGGTTTAGCTTCAGCATGAGTATCTCCAGGCCATTCTTGAGTCTTAGTTCCGTCATCAAAGATTTCTACTTGGACATTTCCGTTTAAATAACTATGTAATAACTTCATTAACAATTATCATTATCAGTTTCAACACTAGAAAATCGATCAAATAAAAATCCTATCAAATGTTTTTTGCTAATAAAAATATTAGCAGCTTCATCAATACTTTGGTGATCAATAAAGCCCCATTCATAATAATCATCAGATTTTATAATTTTTACTTCTTTTGCATCAGTAAATTCTAATATAACTTCTTTCAACATATTTTCATATTCAGGACTTCCATAATTCTTAGCAAAAGTAGCTGCATACTCAGCTTTACTCGTAAAGTCGTTATATATCTCATGTTCCCAACCAAATTCCCCACATTCTATTTCAAGAACTTCTTGTCTAAGTTGTAGTGGTATAGGATTATCAACATATATAGTAATACTATGACTACTAGAGCTGTTTGTTTCAAATACTTCTTTTCTTATTGTTTTCATATTTAGTTAATTTATAAGTTGAATGCTCTGTTTTGAATGTCTCTTCATCAATTATTTCTGTAACAATAGAAGTTATTAAATAATTACCTATTTTATTACCAAAAATTTCAAAATTTTCTCCTACAGTTGGAGGCTCTTTAAAAGTTCCAATTTTAATATAACCTAAATTAATCCCATTAGGATGTAATTCTCCTATATTCTTAAATACATCTACAATCTTTTCTAATATATAAACTTGTTCACCATTTTCTTGTGCTTCAAATTCAGTCATAATATCAACATTGTATTTATTTTGTTCTATTTTGTCCATTTTAATGTCCATTTTAATGTATCCAATGATCTCCTATATCTGCAGTAGCATTTAATGGTATGGTTGGGCAAAAAGGTTCTCCTGCTTTTTTCATACAATCAACTAAAGCGTCTACGGATTTCTTTATTAATTCTTTTGGAGCTTCTATAATAATTTCATCGTGTACTATGTTTATAATTTTAATAATATGAATATAATTATTTTTTAGAAGCCATTTAAAATACAAAATACAAGCGTATTTTGTAATATCTGCCGCAGAGCCTTGTATAGGATAATTTTGAGCTAAACGAGCAATCTC